GGTGTGCGTACTAAAGGCACAAGCAAAAAAGTGGGTCTTACTGAAGCGTTCGAAGATCGTAAAAGCCGCGGATATGCGTGGAACAATCTCATGCTTCAGAGATGGACTGACCACGAGGGAGTAGAACATCGTGTACTAGAAGATTATGAACGCAATCGACGACTTATTGATCTAAGTCATCAACCAGAAAACATAAAAGAAATTATTCGAGAAACTATCAACGAAGCCACTAAAGCTGATAAAAATATCAGTCAAGTTGGTATTAGATTAATTAAATTTTGCAATTTGTACGATCTTAAAAAAATTGCAGATCAAGCACAGAGTTACGCCGAACCACTTAATGCGAGGTATTCATATGACAGAGTTACATGCTAAACCTATTATCGAAAATAAATTTTGGATTGTAGAACACAACGGTGTTAAATTTGCCACTCTTAGAAAAAATGAGGACAATCATTTTGTTCTAAGCAACGAGCTCGGAGTTAAAATATTTGATAATAAAGAAAAAGTAACCAAAGAATTTGGAAAAAATTTCTTTGTTGCTAAAATTGTCAAAGAATCAGATAATGCGTTGCCCAACGAAGTTCACGGATTTGCCACCAGTACAGAGCCTCATAATTCTATGTTTGATATCAAACGGAAACTTCCGTTGTTTACCAAAAGTAGTGATTCCAAGAGTCTTTATTGTGCCGGTTACTATGTTATTAAATTCGACAAAGGTTGGGTTAAGAGTTTTTGCCCTAAATTAATTACACTACAACGTTACGACTATAAGGGCCCGTTTAAAACAGAATTAGAAATGAAACAGGTACTTTCAAATGTCTCAAAATAATCTAACTAAGATGCCGGCTATAGAAAAACTGCTAGGACGTATTAATACAGCCGAACGGTCAAATCAGAAAGAAATACGTATTACTATACAAGAATCAAAAGAATTAGTATACGATCTAGCTATGTTAACATCTAATCTAGGTTCCACTGTTCAAGAAATACATCAAATGTTAAAAGAACTCAGAGAATCGTCATCTAATATCGATGTGAAATTTGACGGCGGTAGTTTCAATTAGATATAAATATATACGTGGTTATTGGAACCCGTATATAATGTCAAGACCTAAACCGAAAATCATCCTTGAACATGTAAACAAGGAAAACTATAAAATTGAACAGATCCTAGAAAGCGAAGCCATCTGGGCTGTGTTCTATCGCGGTCAACCGTTTAACTTAAAAAGCGGTCATTTAGTTGCGGCTAATCCTGGTCCAAAATATAAAAAAGTCAGTTTCAGTAATCCCGGTCATGCTCACAATCTTGCTAAAAAACTGAATAAGTTATTTAAAACTTCAGACTTTCAGGTTTACAAATTAACCACTGGCCAAGTGCTTTAATGGATCTCAAAGAACAGTATACTCGAACTTTTTTAAAAGCAGCAGGTCGAGTAACAGACAACGAATCAATAAAAATACATAGAAATAAATGGTGGCATAATCTTAGGACGAAAAAGATCGGTGGTCTGCGGTTGACCACCGAAGCACTAGAGTTTATAATAGAGCAAGCAGAAATAAAAATCTACGAAATCGCTCTACCAAAAGAACTTAAAATCAGTCCACAAATTTACCTCTGGTTAGATCAATTTATTAACTCACCATGGCACATAGACAAAATCAATGTAACAGTACTATCAGAAAAATCTGCCTTCGAATTATATTTGTTTTCTGGTGACGTTAGAAAATTAGGTCAATCAAAGGCCATGGCCAAAAGACTGCAATCAGATTTAGAGTCTGCAAAATAATCACTTCATAAATATTTGCGATGAATATTAATACACTTGATGTTTTAAACGAAAGAAAGATGAGTAGGATTCCTCCTCATTTTTCTAAGACCAAAATTACAGATTTTGAAATATCTTCAAAACTAGAAGATTGGGTCGTTGGTCACTGCAAAGGACGGTTTGGATTTTCAAGACCTTACGAAATCGGAGATCAAGGACGTTTAAATACCTCATGGTATATTGGGTTCGAAAACGAAAAAGAACTAACTTATTTTATGTTAGCATGTCCATTTCTAAGGAGATAAAAATGACCGAACATGTTGAAAACACGCCCGTACAAGACGAACAGACACAGCAACAGCCCACAGAAGCTTCTACACAAACACCAGATCTCAATATCAACGATCTGTCTGCTATTAGAAGCATCATCGATGTCGCTAGTCAACGTGGAACATTCAAAGCTGCAGAATTAGAAGCAGTTGGAAAAGTCTACAATAGATTAACTAGTTTCTTAGAATCAGTTAGTAAAAAGGAACAATAATATGCAAACTATTAAACACATTGGCCGTATGAAAAATACAGGGGCCAAAGTTGTTGTAGCATTTAGAACGTTGCCTGGAGATTCTAATTCTGCGCTGGTAATAGGAGTTTCTTCAATTACCGATGCATATCACGATTCCTTAATGCAGTTACTCGAAAGCGAACAAGGTCAACAGGTCAACGAATTTGGGGAAATTATGCACATTCGTCATTTTCCGGATGGTCGTCCAATGTTAGTTGCCATGCAACAAGATGGTAGACTGCAAAAGGTAGCCACTGACATGGTCATTATGACCCCCACACATAATTCAAATATTGCATTAAGTGAATTAAATCTATTGATTGCAGAACAGAAAAACATCCCTGTGGACGAATTAGCTAGTTTGGTATCTGGAGCAAAACCAACAGAACCAATTCGAAAAGAAAATAATGCAGAACCCGTTGCAACACACACTGCTCAAAAAACTAATCAGCCGCTCACTGACAAAGATCTAGCAAGAAGCTATCGAAGTCAAGCAGATGCAATGTACAAAGAAGCTGCAAGGTTGAGAAGAGAAGCCGACGAGTTAGATCCACCGACCAAGAAAGCAATCAGTAAAAAAGAAGAAGTAGTATCAGGTGCCTAAAAATCTTTTCAGGCCACCCGAGCATTTAGTCAAACAGTGGCCAGAAGTTTTCGAAGATTTACGCATGAATACCATGCCAGTATCTTATCTTGAAATTCTTAGGATAGAATTCCAAGATGGAAGAATTTGGGAAATCGATCTCAGAGAATTAGAAGCTGATCAAAACTTACTGGCAGATCGACTTGTAAGTATTCTTGAAGAATATCAAAGAGATATTAAAAATATAAGATTTGAAATAAATGTCGAAAAGTTAAAAACCGACATCAAATCTCAAACAAAAAATCTTTTATAAAAAAGTTTCGTTTATATGCTCATGTAAAATTTTAGCAAATCGTACATGAGCTTCCTTTCCATAATGATCAAACTCTGTTACAATCTGATCACAGGAGTTGATCACCGATTGAAACCTTAATTTTTCCTCTGGCATATAAAATAGTTCATTAAATCTTTCAGGAAATTTTGTGTCGATATTGCCAATCCAGCGATTATATAGAGAAGATTCAGTTATAATATAAGAAATATTTCGAATTTTCAAATAATCGATTAATCCTAAAATCGTTACTATATTTTCTAAGGCCAAGTATCTATCTGTAGCAGTTTCAAAATAATCTTGAACATCGTAGGGAATATCTCTGTTTTGATATTTTAGTATCATGCTTTTACATCCGTACTGTGTGGGAATATCATCGTATTCTGCATTCGCAGGCGATGGAACTTTAAGTCTATCAAAACTTGTAAGTCCTACCAATACCAAAATTTCTTCAGGCTGATATTTCGACAAAAGATGGTCTTCGATGTATCCAATTGTAGTAGCTGCAGTAACACTATTCGACTGGCCGGAAACAGCAATATTCATTGACGAGATATCAAGCAACGATGCCAGTTGAGAAGGATAAGAGTATTCCAAACACTTTTTACAATAATCAGCAAATTTGCCTTGATCCTTAGATATTGCTTTAGGCCATGCATCCCATTGATGGATATTCTTCTTTGCCTTGTCATTGGGAAGATACAACTGAGAAAACCGAGGATAAAATTCATCGAGAGCAGTGTCGGCGCCCGCTACATAACTATCCCCGTTTGCAAGTAAGAATTTAAAACGAGACATATTAAAATTTATCTTTAAACTTATCTACAATGTAATCACACACCATGTCCGAAAACTTTGTATAGAATTCTGTAGTATAATGCCCCATTATATGAAATATCCGTGCCTCGGGTTGTATCAAATTCTTCATAATGCAAGGTTCATCGACGGTTGGAAACAAATCTAAGAATCCCGAATCAAATTCCTTATCACATAAAACTTGTTTATCGAAAGTATATAAATGCGAGTCTGTGAATATATAAGAAATGTTGTATGTTTCAAGAAACTTTATCAGAGCCGTGATAGCAATAAAATTTTCAAGTACTAGAAATTTATCAGACGTGTTTTGGAAAATTGTCAGAAGTTCCTTATTTGTTGGCTGTATGTGTCCCAACATAACATTTCCGCAGTCATAACGATATCTGCCAAAAGGTTTTCTAACAGGTATTTTTAACCTTTGAAATCCCGTGAGATTTAAAACAACTAATATGTCTTCTAACTTATATTGAAATTTGAGAATATGTTCTATATAGGCTATAGTTATTGCTGCCATCGAGGAATTAGACTGGCCGCCGAGAGATAAATTCAAGGTTTCTAGATTTAATTTTTTTCCTAATTGAGCAGGGAATGAATTTTCTAAACAGGCCTCTAGATAGCGATCATGGTATTCACTGTCTCTGGATAATTTATCAAACCGTCGGAACGTTTTCCACGAATGCGGGGGCTTATCTCTTACTGAATAGGTATCACCCAGCTCTGGATAAAATGACGGAAGAGCAGTGTCAGTTCCGGCAGCATAACTATCGCCATTGGCCAATAACAGTTTAAATTTACTCATCGTACTTTTTTACCCTCGCATAGAACTCTGGAAATACTTTTGAAAAATCTTGTTTTCTATAAACATCATGTTTTTTTGTGATAGATAAAAAATTATCCCAATGCAATTTATTGTATTCTCGTTGGTTCATAAATTTCAATATACCATTGATCCAATACCAGATATGATGAGTTTGATCAATCGTCGACATTAAGTGTTGTTCTACTTCAGTTTTTAAATCTGTAGGCAAATTTTGTATATTATAGTGCTCTGGATAATGCACTAGATTAAGATACAACGAAATATCATTTTTATCACAATATTCAACCATTTCATTTATATACCAAATATTTAGTATACTGATTGTATAGCAGATAGTGAAAATATTTGTATCTTTGATCTTCGACCATTCTTTAGCTTTTTGCAAATGGGATTCAACAACTGACCATTCTGCCGGGTATCGCATAAACTCAAATCGCTCTCCTATTCCGTCGATACTAAAAGCGACATCGGCTATTCGCATTTTAGATAAAAGATCTATTTGAGATTCGTCCCAGATCGTTCCGTTGGTGTTGTATTTTATTTTTAAATCTTTACTGTAGCCATTATCCACTGATTTTTTCACAATGCCCCATTGTTTTTTACTGAGAAAGGGTTCACCGCCATAAAAATCAAATTGTATTATGCCTGGGAGTACTTCTTCTAAAGATTTCCAAAATAAAGAATCATCATCAAACGGAATTTTATACACTTTCCACTTATCTTGAAATTCCACAAAAGAAACATCAGGAGCTTTATAAATGTCATAGTCTTCCTTGATCCATTGATTACTGCTCCAAGGACCACATGTACGACATTTTATGTTACAGAGATTTCCTAGATTTACTTCTAAGATTTGTAGGTCAACATCAGACTTTACAACCAATGCTTCGTTGTCCCTGAGTCGTTTACTTTTTCTACCTGCGTCCTCTTCATCCCAACATTTTTTACAATTTGGATTCCGGATTCCGTCGTTGAGATCACTTCTTATTTTTTTAAAAAACTCATCTTCAAATAATTCGATAATTCTATAATTTGAAATAGTTTTTTTAGGCAAATCGTTTTCAGCCATGCAACAGGTTTTTACCGTTCCGCTGGTATTGATAGATAGTCCATGAATAGCATTCACGCAATATGTATTAGTCATTATTATGTTTTGTCAATAAAAATATTGTCAACCGAATTAAATTTAGTTCCGCAAGTAGAGAAGCAATGTTCTAGTTTTTCATTGTCCAGGCCCGACCATTTATTCACAAAGTTTTTTTGAAAATATCCACTGCATACAATTTCTTGTAGAGTCTTAAAATTTAAATTTAAATTTTCAATCCCCCAATCATAAATTATTTTTTTAAGTTGTGTAGCAGCCGGTATTTGAAAATAACTGTTGAACCATGTTCCTACGTAACAACAAGGAAATACATTACCATTAGCATCGATGTAGATCTCTCCTCTGTTATTATCCTTGCAAGATTTGCACTGTATTGAGATATTCTTTAAATGATCAGGAAAAACATAAGGATCAGCGTTATTCAATTCTGTTTGTATTTCCACGATAGATTTCTTCTTAACCCAATTTACTACATCAACTTGGTCAAAACCATCATCTGTACGAGTAGTTCTACTTGGATCATTTCGCCATTCGATCGACGGAGGTTCAATTTTATAAATTAATGTTCCATTTTTATCAAAAACTTTCATATCCATATACGAGTCGAGGTCAGGTGCATCAAATCCTAATGCTTTTTTGGGTCGAAAATGAGTTATTCCTATTTGCGTTGCCAACTGCTTGGCCTGTTCCACTTGATGCTCATTATGTTTAAATACTAAAAAATCCCAATCAGATTTTGCCCCTGTACTACAATAGGCTTTCATATTTTCAAATACTTTATTCCATTTTACATTTCGTCTATATATGTGATTTGTGTCCTCAAGACCGTCAACTGAGAATACAATAAATCGATTTAATCCAGAATTTTCTAAGAATAAATTTCCTATTTTTTTATAAAATTCAGGCGTTCGTACTCCACCGTTGGTATTGACCTGCACAGTGGCAGTGGAATTCCTGCAGACATATTCTAAGATTTCATACAAATCTTTTGCCATTGTTGGATCGCCATTGGTTCCGCAAAATGTCCAATACCTAGACCTTGCCACAAACTCAACAGGAAACCAGTTTTTAAACTGTTCGACGGTAATAGATGTAAGTTCTAATTGCGGATTAACCGCAGAGGAATGATGTAGATATCTAGGACAATTAGGACAGGCAGCATTGCATAAATTAGATAATTCTATATGCAAAAATTGAATCTGCTGATAATCCCAAAAATTAATTTCTGGTTTTATCATAAATTGTTTTGCATAATTCATAAAAATCCTTATATTCGGGAAAAGTTTTTAAAAGGTCCGTTCCTAATCTTCTATCATTTTCAGTAAAGAAACTATAAAAATCTCGTCGACCAGCTTGAATTTTTTCTTTGCTAACTGGATTTTCTTTCATATAATCTGTAACACGCTTAAATTTTTCATATTCAACCCCTGTGAACCATTGTTGGTTATCTTGAATAAATTTTAGTGTATCTTCTTGATATTTGATAAAATCGTCAGTGAGTATATTGATCATCCAATGCGGAGGTTCTTTTAAATATGGCGTATCAAACGCCACTGACTCTATGCCATATTCTTTTCTCCATTCGATGACCTTGTGCAACAACTGCTGGAAATTAGTTACACAAAGAACATTGTATGTACACATCAAATTAACTGTTGCTCCGGCCTTGATAACTGCTTTCATATTGCGTTCCCAATGGTCGCATTTAAGTCCGGTACGCATATATTCTGCTTGTTCTCCCCAACTATCAATGCTGGTAAAAAAACTGAATCTACGAATTTTTTTATTGTTTACTAGACTAGTCACTCGAGAGATCAATCTGTCAACTTTTTCAAAGGTTACACCAAGATTACTGTTAAGTGTAATTTCAAGATGAGGTGCAGGTTCATCCTCTAACAGATCAAAAAACTGCATAGCACCCGGATTCATCAAAGGTTCGCCTCCGGTAATTCGGAGGGTATGCAAATCGTTACGTAGACTAGGCCACCAACGCCAAAATGCCTCGATATATGGATTTTCATCTTTAGGGCCATAATAGGTTCCGCTATTCATAAACTCGATGCCATATTGGTTATACGTGAGATCGTAGTTACCGTGTTTTTTAATTTCCTCGGTCCACATAGTGCTGGCCTGCGGACAACAGTATCCGCATCGATAGTTACAACCATTGCCAAAACTAACCTCGAGATATCTAGGATTGATTGGAGCATCCCAGGGTAGCTTTGCGATTTCCTCGATCAGGGGTTCTGAAAAATCAGAAGAACTATGAATCATTCTATCGCTGATATGTTCACCTTCTAGATCTTCAATATTCCAACAATAGTAACATTCGCTAGGCCTACCGCCCTCTAACATTGTTTTTCTCTGTTGTTTTTTCCATTTAGTATTATGCAACGCACTAGCGTCAATGGCGATTTCATCTAGTCCTATATGATGAGGCCTAGGATGATAACAACTATGATTATCGCCGGTATGAAGATACAGTGTTTGATGCAACCATTTCATTGCACAAAAACCCGGCCCTACCTTGTTTAATCGATCTCTTACACCCTTGATGTGTTCAACTCTATTGTCCATTTGCTTCCTTGCATTCATTCCAAAATTTTTCTAATTCAGGAAATGTATTTACGAAATTACCTTCTGATCGCAGATCTTGCTGACTAAAGAATAGATAAAAGTTTTTCATTGCTTTTTTTCTATCAAAATCCGTCGGTGATTCGATCCAATCTATTAGGCGTTGCACTTTACTAACTTCGAAATCGCTGAATCCCATAAATTGATTCCACCTACCTTCCTTGTTCTGCATCATGTATACTTTAACTTTTTTCAATTCCTCAACCATTTCCGGTAACAACCTCGGATTTAAAAAATCAGGGTCATGTAATTGCGGAATATCAAACCAAATTAATTGACGACGTTTGCTGAATTTTCTTCTCAATTTCAAAATATTTTTAAAATATTCCATTATTCCCGAATAGCTCAATGCATTAAAAGTTATGATAAAAGTTAGACTATGTCTTTCGCTGTTGGCCAGAAAATCTTTTATATTAATTAACAATTGATTAAAATCCATACCGTTTCTAATATATTCAGCCTGTCGTCCCCAACTATCAAGGCTACAGAATAACATAAAATGATCAACTGCGTTGGCATCAGTTATTTGTTTCAATGAAGTCATAAATTTTGACCATTGATTACCCGGCGGACAACAATTACTAGTGATGCTAAGATGTAGATTTTCCTTGGGATGATCTTTGACATAATCAAACATCTTAAAGGTATTTTTGTCCATTAAAGGTTCGCCACCGGTCATTCGGAATGTCTGTATTTTTTTATAGGCCTGTGGTAACCATTCCCAAAATGCCAACAGATAAGGATTATCTGGACCATTATCTAAAGGAATTTCATTGTCAATCCAGGTAACATCGTTGTGCCATCTATCAGACAATATAAAAGGCCCATTGCGTTTAACATCTTCATACCATGCTGTGCTTAGATGAGGACTACAATAACTACATCTAAAATTGCAGGCCTGATTAAAATTTACTTCAACATATCTCGGTTCTGCATTGCCGGTGTCTGCAATAACCAATGCTTCTTCGATGATCTCCGGTTCCCATACATCTTTACTGCGATATGCCCTATCGCTCAACTCATTGCCGCTATCTTCTATTTGCCAACAAAAATCACATTCCTGGGGGCGAATTCCCTCCAACATTAATTTACGCTGGGACTTCTTATATTTTGTATTATGCAGTGCGCTAACATCGATTTTTATTTCATCCGGTGGAATAGCATGTGCTCTAGGGTGATAACAACTATGGGTTCTTCCAGAAGGAATATGTATACTAACATTGAACCATTTAGCAAGACAAAAACTAGGACTAACTTGATCCAATTCTGTTTTTACAAATTCTGCATCCAGCATATATCGAGATTGATATTTGCCATCGATCTTACGCAGTTCATTGCCCTTGATATTTCTATTAAATGTCATATTGTCGTCGTAGCCAATCGAAATCATTAATTTTTGCCAATAATTCTTTATTGCCTTTACACTTTTCGCCATATTCTTTGCCCGCCTTGGCTCCTTTTAAAGCGTATTCTCCAAATGGTTTATCATAGCCAACACTGCACCATATATCTAGACGTTTAATTGTTTCCTCATCATCCTGTCTATCAATTGTTCTACTACTTAGTTTCACGCATTCTCTGAAAGCTGACTTCCAGGTATTGAAAGGATCCGTGTTAAATTCAGTGATATTTGAAATTTGATCTATGATCTTAAAGTTTTTACTAATTGAAGTTGTCATGTCCGAAGTTGTCACATCCATACCAACGGTAAGTTCTCTAGGCAATAGTTTGACTCCGCCATACCCGTAACTTAAATCATTTATTGGATTTCTACTTCGCCACACGTGAACTGTGTCATTTTCATATGACGAAACTTCATAATCAAAATTAAAACTAGATTCTATAATAGCATCAGCGTCGACTACCCAAAACATTTCAGTGGTTGCGATTTCGGCTGATTTAATGTGCGCTTGGTGTATGCCCTTGATTCCATGGACTCTCAAAGCACGAGGAAAATTTGTTTTTAATTCTTGCCAATTTTTATCTGCATTTGGTTCGTTATAGCTTATAAAAATAATATCGTAAGGTTTCAATTTCGAGGATATAATATCATGCTCTTTCTTTTGAATTAAAAATCTATAATCAAATTCTTTTTTTCTAATTATTTTGTTTTTAGAAAATAACACTATGCCATTATTGTATGTTTCTTCTTGTCTAAAGATATGTTTGAACACATGATTTTCTGCTCTGTCATAACTGTTATGATGACTAAAATATAGATCAAAAATAGATTCATTTATTATCTCAATGTTTGACCACAGTCCCCAAAACATTTCTGTAGAACTTGCCTTGATAGCGTTTTCATAATCATCGTAGCTGTTTAAAACGAATCTATCAAACTGTTTAGGAGTACTTGCAATAACATTCCATTCTTTTTTCTCTACCAAAAATCTATGATTAAATTCTTTCTTGGAAATTTTCTTGTGTTTACTTAAAAGCATAACCCCATCATAATGTTCGCCATTTAGAAATACATGATTAATTTTTCTGTCATATTCATTATCGTGGGCGAAATAGATATCGAAATTAAAATCGTC